CCCGCATGTCACGTAAGGGGAAGGTCTACACACCGACCGAGACTGTAAGCGCAGAGAAGGCTTATATCGTAGCGGCGGGTGATGACCACCCCGTGTATGAAGGTGCTGTCCGATTGGAACTCACGTTCCAAGAGGACAGCACCAGCGTACTTATCATACCTGTTGACGATTGGCACACCAAGTTGCGTGGTGACATTGACAACTATGTCAAACTGGCGTTAGATGGTATCCAACGTGCGGGTATCATAGCGAACGATAGACAGGTAGTTCACGTAGATGCGATGAAGATATGACTACCATACTGATTGAACTGGAGTCATGGGAGTACGAGTGGGCATCACATATAGGTGCCCGTCGCTATATTGAGAACTGGGGTAAGCGGGACGCTGCGCACTACGATAAGAAGCGCATGGAGGACGACCGGACAGCACAGGTTGCTGCGTGCGTTGGCGAACTAGCAGTCGCTAAGTTGGTAAACGAATACTGGTCAGGCCACGTATGGCCCGGCAACAGGCATGAAGAATACAAGGGCATGGCGGATGTCGGGCATGATATCGAAGTTAGGCGCGTACGAACGAGCAGCAATGCGGCTGTGCGACGGAGGCAACTGGGTAGAGGCTTGGTTCTTTTCGTGGTTAGGCCCGTTGCACCGGAGTTCCGGGCAGTTGAAATCTTGGGGTGGATTGACCACGATGAAGCGTGGGAGAAGGGCGAACCGTCCGGTTACGACGTGGAGAACACGCGAGTAATCGCAGAAGATTTCCTCAACCCCCCGACTGCCTATGCCCAAAAGAGAGATCCTTCGTGATCCGATAGAGTTCGCATGGTTGTTCGATGCTGCGGCGATACGCCGTGACATCGGACAACCTGAGACTGCGATACAGGCGTTGCAACAGGCAGCGCCGCACCAGACGACACGGGTGTCTTTAGAAGAACGCTACGATTTGCGTGAAGCAGTAGTCGCAGCGATAGATTCTTTGGAGCCTGAGGAAGTATGGTTGCTGAACGCTCTGCTATTTGAGCGTCTAAGTTTACGTGATGTGGAATATGTATTGGGTATTCCCAAGACTACCGTGGCACGTAAACGAGATAAAGTACTGGCGAAACTTCGCCAAACATTGGAAGATAACCCGTATGTGAGGGAGCATATTTATGGAGAAAGTACCTAGAATCAACCCCGCTTCTTGGGATAAAGCAATCCTAATGAATGCGGAAAGAATAGATCATTTGCGTACGTTAGAGGTACGACATCCGTCGTACAACGATGCGAACGCATTGCTGAATCATTTGCGTGCAGAGTATGACAACTTTACTGCCAACTGGTACGGGTATGTGCCCAAAGACCACGAGGGCGACGCCGCCATCGAAGCATGCACGCTCTGGTATCAGGCTGTGGCGATCATTGTCCTAGACCTTGTGAGTTTCTATGGGCATTCCCCCATACCCACAGCACAATCCGTTTACCCGTTGCTTCGTTCCAAGATGGACGACTACGGGTACGACAACATCCAACGCTTTGGCAGGGATGGCGTGCTTATCAGGTTGCACGACAAGATCGCACGGTTGGAACACCTAGCGACGTTGCGTGCTGCCACATCGTTGGGCAAGGAAGATTACGTGTGGCAGTTGGATGCGTACCATCCCAACCACGAATCAGTAGACGATACGCTACGCGATCTAGTCGGCTACTGCCTGATTGGTTGCTTGGTGGAGGCTGACAACTGGATGTTACCGCTAACGCCTAATCCTCTCCCATGATCTGAGTAGCGCGCATAATCAACTCACTGATCGTGGAGAACACGTAGTTGTGTAGCGGGGTCTGTTCAAAGTCCCCTATCACATTCTCAGCAGCGAACGCCATCGCGTGTTCAAACGGTAACACCATCAGCATGCCAAGGTTTCCGTCGTGCCAGACTGCGTGACTACCGTCGTTGATGCTGAGGTTGTGTGACGTTGCCTTCAACGTGTCATGGATCTGACTGGCGATACTGTCGCCCTCTTCCGTCATCCACTCGGCAAACTTTGCGTCTATTTCCTCGGCATCAGAAGTCATATCAGATGCGTTCCTTTGCGTAAGTCTTGATGACTGACATGGCCGCTGCCGCACCACCCACAAGAGCAACCTTCAATGTTGACATATCTCCAATCACGAACAGGGCTAGGAATGCCTGCGCGAATGTCCATGCCGCTCGTTCAAGTAGATCGTTCATATTGTCCACAACACCTTCCATGTGTCTGAGTCAACGATTCCGTTGACCTTCATCGCAAACTGCGATTGGAAGCGTCTACACGCTCTCGCAGATTTGCGTCCGTAAATGCCATCGACCATCAGGTCGGCTCCCCTGTCGTTCAGTCTTCGTTGCGCCAACGCAACCCACGTACCTGACGAGCCGCGCTTGATAGGCGTCACAGTATCACCCATCTCCAGTATGTACCGGAGAATCCCTGCCCAATCCACCACCGTATTCGTAGATGGCGTATTGTCTACGCGCATGCCTGCGCTAACCCACCCCTTCAAGGAATCGCCGGGGCAGTCAGTTGTTGAGAAATCTTGATGGCACTTGACCCATAGGTGCGAGCCATACTTTTCCCGTGCTGCTCCGACGACTGCAAGGATTGCCTCCTTGCCTGTATGCGTGAGGCCATCATCGCTGTCGCCCACTAGGGCGACAGAGATGGTGTTGAAGTTGTGCCCGCGTGTAGCAGCACCCTTCATCCAGCCCCGACCTTCAAATATTTCTCCCGTTTCTCCCGACACCAACCAGTTGTAGGCAATGGAGTCCCATCCCTTAGTCATTACGTGGTACTTGTCGTGGCCCCTGACGCGCCGCCACGGGTGATCTGAGGGTCCAGTGGTGTGATGCACCACGAGGCCCGTGACGGGGCTGTGGAACGGTCTGAGCGGCTTCCCAGAATCGATGGCCCCCCACTGTTCACGAGAAACGTACTTCATACTCATAGGGGAGACTGTCCCTACTGTGTCCGCTCTACCGCACCCATCATGCTGCGCATGTCCTGTATCTCATCCAACTGCTTGTAGAACTCGGCACGCAGAGTGCGTTGCTGTTCCTCAACCGTGTTAGTTCGCAGGCCAAGGCCGAAAGCGAACGACATCCATGTAGACAATGTTCTCTGCTGATACCTCTCTTCCGAAGGGAACAAGCGCCTCATGTCAGCAAACGTCGGCATCAACTGTGCCATCGTGTGCAGGTTGTAGTCCCGCATTAGCCAAATATCGTTCTGCTTTGCTGCCAACCCCAAGGGTTGCAGCATGCGCATCAAGCCCGGAGTCTTTACGAATACCGTAGGTACCTGCTGGAATCGGCCATCAAACGTGTAGCCCTTCCAAAGATTCTGTTTAGACTTCCACTCGTAGGGTGCCTTGATGAGCGGAGTGACCTGAGTACCCAAACTACCCATTGCGATACGCAGACGTTCCACCACCGAAAGGTCGGCATCAAACGCAAGCATCGGATCAAGCAACTCAATCGGAGTCTTGAACGGCAGGTCAGGCAGGATGAACATATCCTGCCCCTCGTATTTGAACGGCAACTGGATAGCACCCTGCCGCTTGAAGTAGTTGGGGATGATCCCCGGAGGCTTCAAGTCCATCTCAATCTCGCGCTTAGCCTTCAGGTACGCCGTCATCTTCGCCGGGTTCCGACCGATCTGTTCCAACATCAACGGCATGTTCTTACGAGTCCACGTATAGAACGGAACGATCCTCTTCACAACCTTGCGTTCAAAGTCCGACAGATCATCGTAATCGAAATGGAACTTCACGACCGTATCGAACGCCTCGTCTACCGTGCCGCCCTTCTTCAACGTGTCAAACCCCATCACCCCACGCACGAAGGTTTCAGTACCCACTCCCACCTCACGCGAAATGCGCAACGGCGCATTGCGCGGATTCATCGGGTTTATCAAACCGAAGTTGATCTTCTTTCCCCCCACCTGCGGTGCCGCCAAGAACTCGCCAGCCACCTGACCTTGCGTGCCACCAAGGATTCCCCCGTCGCGCATCTCACGCAAAATGTTCATATGCTCAGGAGTGGCCTTTCCCCAAATACCACGAGAAACCATGACCTTCTTCATGCGTGCCGCCCGACGCTCCAACCCTGCCACCAATGCCTCGTCGTACTGGAACCGCCAGTACGCCCGCTGGAACTGACGATACGAAGACAGGTTTACCCCATGCAGGTAGTTCATAAACACAGCAGAGAAGAAGTTACGCATATGGAATCCGGGCTTCATAATCATGTAGCCCTTCATCAGATTGTGGATCTTGTCATACTCGCGTAAGAACCTGCCCCAACCCCCGTGCGCACGGAACCTAGTAACCGCCGTCATCGCTTCCACCATGTCCGCTGGCCCCTGCGTATAAGAGCCAAACGGCTGGAACCCACTAGCCCACACGCTTTCCAGAATCAGTTCACGATCCTGCAAACGAGTCAACGGATAGAACGTGTCATCGTCGCCTACAGGAGAGAACTTCCCCAAAGCAGTCAACGCATCCTCGCCCTCCTCCAACGCCTCCTTAGCCATGCGAAGCATCTCCGCATCGCCCTCCCCTAGTATACCTACCGCTATACGCAGATTCCGAAGGTCGTCGCTCAAAGCCTCCAACGGAATCTCATTACCTGCTGCATCCATCCCCGCACCAAGGCGTGTCAACGCCTCGTTGGCAGCCTTGTGCGTATCCGACAGGTCTTGGGCAGCGAAACGCAAAGCCACGAACTCATCCAAAGCCTGAGACTCAGCATCAAGCGCAGTCCGCGCTGGGATCAGAGCCTGTTCTGCTTCCTGTACGGCAAACAACGCTCCGGTCAGATCCTGCTCAACCTGTTCCATGCTCTCAGCAGCCAGAGCCTGCTTCTTGTTGAAAGCCTGAAGCAAATCTTCAGGATCACTAGCGCCCTTAGGCGCAGGAGCCGACAGCACACCCCCTAGTTGTTGCTGGTAATCGTCTATCATTCGCTGCCATGACATCACTGAACCTTTTCGCAACTCTGATAAGGTTGCTGATGTCCCCCACAGTTCGTGAACCTTCCACGGGGGTACGCCCGGTACCGTCGGACCAGCACCGATGATCGGTGTCTGATCTACGGTGACCGCTCGCGGATTAGTTATCATAAAGTTCGTACTAATCGGAGACTGTTGCCCGAACTCGGTCATGGTTCCCGTACCCACCGTCGGAGGCTTGAACCCGGAAGTCTCACTATTGCCCCACACCGCCACCGTGTGACCGTCAGCGGCCATCTTGATTCTCCATCCCTCAATCATGTTGCCCCACAGGCGAAGGGCGCGCTGATGGCGCAACGCGCCCTCAGTAGCGCCAGCAGTAAGGAACTTCCCCCCGTGGGCCACATCGGCTCCCTTCAGCGCAGGACCAGACAACGGAACCGTGAACCCCGCCTGCATAAGACTCGCTGTCCTACCTATCTGCGGTTGCACTTTGGAAGACATCTGTGCTGCTTCTTGCGCAAACGTGTATGAGATAGAACCTGTGAACGCCGCCCCAGAGCCGGTAAGCGGCTTCATAATCTGAGCCATTTCCCACTTGACACGATTATTGAACCCAACGATAGGTGCCCCCATTACGTCGGTTTCAGAAATCGTAGCAATATAGGTCTTTACGTGTTTTTCAAACTCTTCATCAGAAAGTCTGCTTACACCCTTCAACCCCTTGATGATTTCAGACAGTTGCTGTTCGCCGTCGTACTGCCCC